TCAGGATCCTCTGGTGGCGGATCTGGATACTAATACTACTACAACCACTAACAGACGATAAATTCATAAAATGTCAAAAAACAGAGTTCAACTTAATAGTGTTGTTTCCAGTCAACTTCCTGCATATGTGCAAGAAGATTATCCATTAGTATCCTCCTTTTTAAAGCAGTACTATCTTGGACAGGAATATCAAAGTGGACCTGCTGATTTAATCCAGAATATCGATGAATACATCAAGTTAGACAATTCAGCGAATATAGTTGAATCTGTTATTTTGCAAGATGATCTTAATTTTTATGATAAAACAATCAAAGTAGATCCGGTATCATCTCCCACTGGAACTGTAGGATTTCCAGATACTTACGGATTAATAAAAATTGATAATGAAATAATCACGTATAGAGGTAAGACTGATTATTCGTTTACAGGTTGTAAAAGAGGTTTTGTTGGAATCACTTCATATAAGAGTGGTGTAAACAATAGCGAATTGGTATTTGAAGAAAGTGAAGCAGATGACCATAATGATGGATCTGTTATTGAAAATCTAAGTGTTGTATTTTTAAAAGAATTTCTTCTTAAAACAAAAAATCAACTTCTCCCTGGATTACAAAACAGAACCCTTGACAAAGATCTTAATCAAAATATTTTCTTAAAACAGTCCAAAGATTTTTATCTCAGTAAAGGAACTGACGAATCGTTCAAAATTTTATTCAAAGCATTATATAATGAAGATGTAACAGTTATTAGACCATCGGAGTTTTTGTTTACTCCATCTAATGCTAGGTATGAAATAGTAAATCAGTTGATCGTGGAACCAATTGAGGGTAATCCAGAAAATTTAGATACTGCAACTTTATATCAAGATGCATATAAGTTTGATGATAAGATTAGAAAATCATATGCGCCAATCACCTCTGTGGAAAAGATTGAGGTTGGATTTGGGCAATCATATTATAAATTAAATTTTGATGGTGGATATAATAGAGATATTATTGTTGAAGGTGTAGAGTATGGTGCTTTCAGTGTAGAACCATCAACAAGAATCATTGGAGCAGTTTCTTCTGGATCAACTATTATTGATGTTGATTCTACTGTTGGTTTTGGAACTACTGGTGAGTTGTATGTTACTTATTCGGATACAACTACTGGTGTAGTATCTTACACTTCAAAATCATTAACTCAATTTTTTGGAGTAACAAATCTCACTAAAAATATCAATGATGCATCCACAGTTGGTATTAACACCTTTACATATGGTAGATCAAAGTTAGATCAAAACGAACTAATAAAAGTTAGAATATCCTCTGTACTTAAAACATCACCTAAACTACCAGAAAATACTTTGTCCCTTAAAAAAGGAACAACTGCAAATGTCACCACTTACGGAGTTTCTGAAAATAATTTTCTAACTAGAGGATGGGAATACAATGTAGCTTCGATTTATGGTGTAGACAGTGTTGAATTACTTGATAAGTCAGATTTTACTTATAGTGTTACATTAAACTCTAAACATTATTTAAAAGTCGGTAACGCTATTTTTGTTATCTTAAAAGATAATACAAAACTAAGTTCTGTTGTAATATCTATTGATAATGAGAAAAGTTTTAGAGTAAGAGGTCAAGGAAAATTAGAAGAATCTCAAGTAAGTAAAATACAAAGAAAAATTCAAAAAGGATTATCTAACACGTTTTCAAAAATTAATCAGTTCTCAACTGGTGTTGACAACTTATATAAAACTGATGATGGAAGTTATATTGTTGCCTCTCCGTCTATCCCCAGTTATAATGCTCAACCCATTCAGGTAACTCAAAGAAAAATAACTTTTTCTGGAACCTTTGAAGGAACTGAGTTTAAAATAAGTCCAGGAGTAGAGCATGGATATTATACTGGTGAAGCAATTTATTATGCAGCAAGTACTTTTGATCAAAAATACATCGATTCTGATGGAACAGTAAAAACAAGAACAGCACGAAATGCAGGTTTGTTTGCTGATGGACTGTATTTTGTTGAAAGAGTTGATGGTTTTACTTTAAAATTTGCAAAAAGTAATGATGATATCTACAATCAAAGATACGTATCAGTTGATAGTAGCACAACTGTAACTGACAGCACTATCATACCTTACGTTAATTTTGAAAAAACATTAAAACCACAAAAACTTTTAAGAAAAATATCTGCTCCTCTTAATCAAGGAACAAAAACTTCGACCACACCAGGAACCACTGGTATATTAATAAATGGAGTAGAAGTTTTAAATTATAAATCAAAAGATACTGTTAAATATGGTGCTATAGAAAGCGTTGATATCTTATTTCCTTCTAATAATATTGATGTTATAAATGTTCCAAATTTGATTATTAGTGATCCTGTTGGTTCTGGAGCAACTGGTCATCTTTCTGTTTCTGGTTCTGTTAAAGAAGTAAGGGTGCTTGAAGGTGGATTTGATTATTTGTCTAAACCAACTTTAAAAATTGAAGGTGGAAATGGACAAGGTGCATTTGGTATTGTCAACATGAAGTTGATTGACCACGCCCCAGAATTTTTTGCGGATCAAGCATCTGATAAAGTTTCTTTAGTTAATGATACCATTGGTTTCGCAACATTCCACAAATTTAGAAATGCAGAGCAAGTAGCGTATAAAACTTTTGATTATCAACCTATAGTCGGTCTGGACACAAGTGCATTATATTTTGTATCAACTGTCGATAATACAACTGTTAGATTGCATCCAACACAAGCTAGTGCTGTATCTGGCATTAACACTATTTCCTTAACTGGATTTGGCGTTGGTAAACATGCTCTTCAGAGTGTAAACAAAAAATCAATAGTATCTTCAATTAATATAGTTACTGGCGGAAGTGGATATGAATCTAAAAAGAAAACCGCATCTATATCAGGAATCAATACTTCTTCCAATGTTATCAGTATTAAAAATCATGATTACAAAGACGGTGAAACTGTTAAGTATACTGTAGAAGGAACTGTTGCTGAAGGTTTATCCAATAATACAGAATACTATGTAACAACAGTAGACAAAGATTCATTCAAACTTTCTGCTGTTGGAGTTAGTTCAGATAAGGAATTTTTCTATAGAACTAAACAATATGAAAATATTACCTCTGTAGGTGTAGGAACTCATATCTTTAACTATCCAGAGATTACTGCTACTCTCTCTGGCGAGGTTGGTATTTCCTCTGTTGGCACAGAAACATTTAAGGCATCAGTTGAACCAATAGTACGTGGCACAATAACATCTGTTCATATTGAAAATGAAGGTGTTGGTTATGGATCATCTGAAGTTATTAATCTTGATCGTCAACCTACGATTACAATTAATGGTGGAAAAAATGCTCAAGTTAAACCTATCATAAACAATGGAAAAATTACACAAGTTATTATTTTAAATTCTGGATATGGATATGATACTCCTCCCGATTTAGTTATCAATGGTGATGGTCAAGGCGCAGTTTTAGTGCCCATTATTTCAAATGGAAGTTTGTCAGAAGTAATAGTTTCTGAACCTGGTGGCGGATTTGACATATCAAACACTTCTATTGATGTTCAAACCTCAATTGATTCTGAACTACCACCAAGATTCTACTCAAATCTTAAAACCTGGAGAGTAAATGCATTTGAAAAGAATTTGCCATTCTTTACTAAAGACGATGGTGTAGTTATATCAGGTAAATATGAACTACAGTTTGCTCATTTATACGCACCTAGGATTCTAAGAGAGAGTAATTTTTCTGTAGATTCTGAGGCAAATATACTTTATGGTGAAAGTGATCTTCGTAAAGTAAGTAGTATTGAAGTTGATTCAGATCAACATTCTCCTATTTTAGGATTTGCTTATGATGGCAATCCAATTTATGGTCCATACGCTTATACCACTAGAAGTGGCGGCGTAATATCTCAGATGAAGACTGGGTATTCTCTTGATTTAAAATCTGAAAGACCACCATTATCAGTATTTCCAGAAGGATTTTTTATTGAGGACTATACTCACAAAAATGTAACTGATGAAACTGTTCTTGATGAAAATAATGGAAGATTTTGTATAACTCCCGAATATCCAAAAGGAACTTATGCATATTTCATGACAGTTAATGATTTGCAAACTGAGCAATCTGGAGTATTTGAAAAATATAAGAAACCCGTTTTCCCATATATTATTGGGGATAACTATCATTCAATTCCTAATGAGTTTAATTTTGCTGGATCTTCAAATCAGGATGACTTTAATTTTGAAGAAAGTGATCTTCGTAGAAATACTGATCCATTGAATTTGATTGAGGGAGAAACTCAGTTATATTCATATCTTTTCATTCCAAATAAGTTTAGTCAAACTGCAAAAATCAATGCTGTCGTACCAGGATCAATTGACGCCATAGGTATCTTGACAGGTGGAACTAACTACAAAGTTGGAGAAACTTTAGTATTCGATAATGAAGGAACTGGCGGAAACAGTGCTTATGCAAAAATTAGTAGAGTAAAAGGTAAATCTATTACTAATATAAGTGTTGCTTCAAGTTCTATCACTGATGTAGAAATATATCCAAAAACGTCTGGAGTTTATGAGGTTGTTTGTGATAATCCTCATGAGTTCTTACGTTCTGATATAGTTTCTATAACTGGACTTTCAACAAATGGCACTGGAATTGAAGGATCTTATTCTGTAGGAATTTCCTCAAATCGCCTTCGTCTTGCTGGTGTCGGAACAACAGCAGTTGCAATTGGCACTGAGGGTGTTACTGGTCTTGTTACTCACTTTAGTGTGACTGGTAATATTCTCTCCACAAAGGTAAATGATGTCTTAGAGATTGGCACAGAAAAAGTAAAAGTCTTAAACGTTGATTTTGAAAACTCAAGATTTAGAGTTCTAAGATCAGTTCGAGGAACTGTTTCTACTGGACACACTATTGGTAAGTTACTACTTGAAGATTCAAGAAATTTTGATATATTAACTGGTATTACCTCAACCTATGAGTTTACAAGAAATGAACAAGTTTATTTTGATCCCTCTGAAACTGTTGGATTAGGGACCACTGCTGGAATTGGTATTGGTTCAACTCTTTCTTTTGCCAATCCAGGCGCAGGAATTACTCAAAAGTTTATTCCAACTAAATCTCTCTTCTTTAAAAATCATAAATTTAAAACTGGCGATCAGTTGACATATTCACCAGGAACTGGTGGAGTAGGTCTATACGTAGAAGATGAAACTAATGTTGGTCTTGGAGCAACTTTATCTGACGGACAAAAAGTTTTTGTCGCAAAAATAGATGATGATCTTATTGGAATTGCAACTGTAAGAGTTGGTCTCGGAACAACGGGGACTTTTGTTGGAGTCGCTGCATCTCATAGGAATTCATCGACATTATTCTTTAAAGGTGTAGGTGTAGGTAATACCCATAGTTTTACTACTAATCATACTGTAATAACTGCACAGATTAAGAAAAATACTGTAACAGTAAGTACAGCTGAAACACATGGTATTAGTCCAAAACATAGAGTTGATATATCAGTAAATCCCAGAACAAATAAAAATGTAGTCGTAAAATATAATGATTATAATAGAAATATTATTGTAAATCCTCTTGGATTCTCTTCAACTGGCATTAACACCTCAACTGGAACAATCTTTGTTCAAAGTCATGAGTTTGAAGGTGGAGAAAAGGTAATTTATAATGTAGATGTTGGTAGTAATGTAGCTAACGGATTAACTAACGAAAAAATTTATTATATCTCTAAAGTTGATGAAAACAACTTTAAGTTGTCTAACACATATTATGATGCTACGAGAGATATTCCTGTCACAGTTTCAATCGCTGACACTGGATCTGATGGAGGAAATATTAACCCCATCAATCCTTCAATAACTTTATACAAAGACTCGACCGTTACTTTTGATCTTTCAGACTCCTCTCTTGGATATTCTGTATTGGGATCCAACTACCCTGCATTTGATTTAAATCTTTATAGAGATAAAGATTTTAAAGTTCCTTTTAACAAATCCAATAATAGCAATGTATTTGAATATACTAGATCAGGTCAGGTAGGATCTGCTGGTGGAAAAGCAGTTTTATCTGTAAGTTCAAATTTACCCGATGATTTATTCTATAAGTTTGATTTAGTATATAATGCAAGTCTGCCAACAATCAAGTCAGATGTAAATGTCGATACTGATGTAATTTCTGGAAACCAAATAAAAATAAAAAATAGTCAATATTCGGGTAATCATAGGATAAAAATTGATTCTTCAACTTCTTTCTCATACGATCTTCCCAATCCTCCAGAAAGCGTATCCTATGCATCATCTATATCAGAACTCACATACATGACTGATTGCGACCACACAACTGGTCCAATCGCTAGGATTGAAATTTTAAATGAAGGTAATGATTATTATGAACTCCCATCTATTACCAAGGTAAACACTGGAATCGGTTCTGGTGCTATTTTAGAGGCACAGAGTTCTACCATTGGTTCTCTTAAATCTACTTCAACTCAGGATATTGGATTCAACCTTCCATCCGATAGCACCCTAAAACCAAGATTACTATTCCCACAAACTATTCGCATTGAACCATTAGCAGTATTTGATAGCGTTGGTATTACCTCTTTTGGAAGAGGTTTCTCTATCACTCCAAAACTAATTGTTATTGACGGTAAAACACAACTACCAGTTAATGACGTAGATCTTGAAATGAGACTTGGAGAATCTAATATTAGGATTCTTAAAAATACAAATGGAATATCCAACGTACCTCCTACAATCATTCCAACTAGAACTGACTCCGGTGTAGGCATTAGTACAATTGAATACTTGCCTGCAACTAAAGATGTTATAGTTACAATGAATGTGGGATTCTCTACATTAAATAGTTTCCCCTTTATTGTTGGTGATAAAGTTCTTATTGAAAATGTTAGTGTTGGAGTCGGATCTACTGGAAAAAATTATAACTCTGCCGGATATAACTACAAGTTATTTGAGTTAACTGAAGTAAGTCAGAATCTTGGTGGTATTGGATCTGTTACATTCAACATGTCCAATCTATTCAATGATGATGAATTTCCTGGTTCTTTTGATGAAGTGAATTCTTCAGGTAGAATTACAGCACAAAAACATTTTCCTATCTTTGAGCCAAATCTAGTTCTTAACGATTACATTATTGGAGAAACTGTTACATCTGATTCTGCAACTGGAGTTGTTGAGGATTGGAATCCAGTAACCTCAATTATAAGAGTATCATCAGATGATAATTTTAAAGTTGATGAAAAAATAACTGGTAGATCGTCTAAGTTTGTTAGTATTGCCTCAACTATAACTTCTTTTGAATCCTATTTTGATTTTAATGCATCTTCTAAAGTTATTAGAGGATGGCAAAATGAATCTGGAGAACTCAACTATTCTCTTCAAAGAGTTCAAGATAATTTCTATTATCAAAGATTCTCATATTCTCTTAGATCTGGAATTCCATTTGATACTTGGAATGATGTTGTTTCATCAACTAATCATACATTAGGTTATAAGAAATTCTCTGATTACCAACTGGAAAGCACTAATGAAAATTCGATGGTGGTTGGGTCTGGAGCTACATCCCTTACTGATGGCATTGTATCCGTAAATGATATACAAGAAGTTATTGATCTTAATTGTGTTAATGATTTTGATTTAGTAAGAGAGAATAATATCAACTCTGGCACAATGTCCAATGAAATGATATTTTCTAACAGAATTTTGTTGGATTACTTTGAGTCTATTGGAAACAGAGTTTTGTCCATTGACGATATAAGTGGTCAATTTAACAGTGAACCTAGATCTACTCCTTTTAGTGTAGTCAATACTTTTGATATATCTGAATCAAGAGGAGTAAAGTATGTAACTTATGTTAGAGATAAAAGATTTACACAACAAAGACAACTTCTTATAGTTGATTTGGTTCATGACGGTGTAAGAGCATATATGAACCAATATGGAAGAATCGAAACTCAATATGATCAAGGTTCTTTTGACTTCTCTATTACAGGAACTGATGGGCAACTTTTATTCTTCCCAACTAAGTCCGTAGTCAATGATTACAATGTAACAACATTATCTTACAATATTAGTGGGATCGCAACTATAGGAATAGGAACTTCTTTCTTCGGTAGTGGTATTCAGGTAGATACATCATCTACAGAAATAACATCTGGATCCGATGCTACTATTGTTTCCATTGCAAGTACCTACAACTCTGCCAAAGTTTTAGTAACTATCAATCCTGATTCTACAGTAAATGATAAATTTGAAACAGTTGAACTTAGTGTGTCTCATGATGGAACTAATGTTGAACTACTTGAGTTTGGACAGTTGACAACTGGAGGATTTGATTCCTACGGTGGCGCTGGACTTGGCACTTATTCTGCAGCAATATCAGGTAGTAATTTAGAAATCGATTTCCATCCTGGAGTAGGTATTGGAAGTACGGGTGTGATAAACACGGTTCAGATTGCATTGTCTGAAAATACTTCAGGAATAACAACAACTAAATTGCAGTTCTCTGAACTTGATGGTAGAACAACAACCATATCGGCATCTGGTTCGCCAGGTGTTACAACTGTATCACAATATGACAACAATTACGACTCTGCTTATTTCATCGCACAAGTTGCTGACACCACTAATGGAGAGTATCAAATCTCAGAAATAGTTGTAGTTGATGATTACCTCACGGCATCAAATTCTTATGACACGTATTTTACTGAATACGCGGAATGCTCAACGGGAGTTGGTTTAGGAACTTTTGGTACAAGTATTGATAGTGCAGGAACAGTTTCATTGCTATTTACTCCAAATCCAAGTATTGCAACTAAGGTAACCGTATTTAAGAATGCACTTACTCTTAATCAAGATACTACGTTAGGCACTGGTATTACATTTACCAATGCTTTTATCGGTGGAGAGTTTGGTTCTTATAGTGGAACTGAGTCTGATGTTAAGAGATCATTTGGATTGACTCATAAAAATGATGAGATTTTTGAAAGGTATTTCGTTGGCAATGACAGTAATGTAGTTGATTTGACAAATAATACGATTACAATTCCAAATCATTTTTATGTAAGTGGTGAAAAAATTGAGTATGTTCATGTGGGAACTGCTTCATCTGCAATCGGAATCGCGACAACATCATTTACAGGGGCAGCAAATACAACCTTCTTACCTGGAGAGAATATTTTTGCCATTAAAGTAGACGATAATAAAATTAAAATTGCAAATAGCGCCGAAAATGCACTTAAACCAGTTCCTGTTGCAGTAGAACTTGAAAGTGTGGGTATTGGAACATCTCATAGATTTATAGCAACAAATCAAAATGCAAAGGTTATAGTTGCTATCGATAATCTTTTACAATCGCCTATAGTCTCTACATCAGTAACAACTGGTTTATCAACTAGTGTAACCATCTTTGATAGTCTGGTTAAATTTAGTGGAATAACATCATTCTTTGGTTCGGACATAATTAAAATTAATGATGAAATTATGAAGATTGAAGGTGTTGGTATTGGTAGCACTAACATTATCAGAGTTCGTAGGGGATGGTTAGGAACTAAAGTTGCTGCAGCAGCAACTGGCGACTTAGTTACAAAAATATCTGGAAACTACAATATTATTGATAATGTCCTTAACTTTGTGGAGGCACCTTTTGGTAATACACCTATTGGATCTACTACTAATCCTCCAGATGAAAGAGATTTCGTAGGAATTACCACAAGTTCTACTTTCCAAGGTAGATCATTCATAAGATCTGGAATATCAGGTAGTTCCAATGATTCATATAGTCGAAATTATGTTTTTGATAATATAAACGATAAGTTTAATGGAACAACAAAAGATTTTACGCTGAAACAATCTGGTTCAAATATAACTGGCATTGAAAATGAAAATGCTGTTGTTTTGATTAATGATATCTTCCAAGTTCCATCGACTCTTGGAGATTATACTCTATCAGAATCTTCAGGAATCACCACTGTTTCATTTAATGGAAGTTCACCACAAACTCCTCTTGGACCGGACGTTGGTATATCAAGTTTTCCTAAAGGTGGAATAATCGTATCCGTTGGTTCAACTGAAGGATTTGGATATCAACCTCTAATATCTGCTGGTGGAACAGCAATCATCTCTGGATTTGGAACTATATCTTCCATTAGTATTGGTAATACTGGATCTGGATATAGATCTGGGATTCAGACCGTTAATGTTGGTGTTGGAACTTCCAGCACTGGAACTGGTAATATACAATTTGTTGGAGTTGCCACTATCAGTAACGGTCATATTACAGGAGTCGCCATTACAAATCCTGGTGTTGGTTTCACACATACAAATCAACCATTTGTGGTATTTGATGATCCTTTATCATATTCTGATATGCGACTATTCTATAGTTCTTCTTCTATCGCTGGAGTCGGCACTGAAGCAACTATCGATGTTGTTGTTGGAAATGGATCAAGTGTAATTGATTTTGAAATTAAAAATACTGGTTATGGATATAGAGATGGTGCAATTTTAACTGTTGCTATTGGGGGAACGACAGGGATTCCAACCACATCATCTTTCTCTGGAAATGAGTTTCAAATTACTGTCAATGAAATTTCAGATGATAAGTTTTCAGGATGGTCAGTTGGAACTTTACAGTTACTTGATAATATTGAAGTTCTTATTGATGGTGTAAGAAAAGACTTCCCTCTTAAAATAAATGGAGCAGTTACTTCTATTGTTGCTTCTCCAGGTTCCAAAATTAACGTTCAGGATATACTAATTATTTTTGTTAACGATATTTTACAGGAACCAGGTGTTGGATATGAGTTTAGTGGAGGAAGTACTTTAACATTTACTGAACCACTAAAAATTGGTGACACTGTTAGTATTCTATTTTACAAAGGAAATGGTGATACTGATGTTAGATTTGAAGATATTATTGAAACTGTTACAAAAGGCGATACCTTACAACTTCAGTATATTCCAGAAACACAAACTCCAAATCTTGATGAGGAAAAAAGAAGTGTTCTTGACCTCATTTCAACTGGTAATGTAGTTACAAATCCATATGATGGACCTGGATTGACAAACGATGTAACTTTAGAGAGAAGAGTTATTTGGTGTAGACAAACTGAAGATAAAATTATTAATGGTATTCCTACAGGTAAAGATAGAGAAATTTATGAACCTGTTATTAATCCTACTTCCTACATAATCAAAAATGTTGGAATAGGTTCCACTGTAGTATATGTTGATACACTAAGACCTCTGTTCAATCCTCAAAATGAAGCAGCAGATTTAACACATCAAGACAAAATTACATTTATTCCTCAGGAATCAAAGGTTGGCGCATCTGCAACAGCTGTTGTTTCTGGATTTGGAACAATCTCCTCTGTAGTCATATCTGATGGTGGTGTTGGGTATACAACTGCTACTGTAAGTTTTGGTTATACTTCCGAATCTAGAGCGTTTGGTACAGTTACCATAAGTGCTGGTGGAACTGTGACAGGTGTTGCGATTACTTCACCTGGAGTCGGTTATACATATACAAGTACACCTACAGTTCTTATTTCTCCTCCAGGACATACTGAAGAAGAATGTAATGTAGTTAATTATTTTGGTGATAATTGCACCATAGTTGGATTTGGAACTACTGCTGGACCAAAATTAATCTTTGATATACATGTTCCCTATGACTCTTTCCTTAGAAACTCCGTCGTTGCAGGAACTGCAGTAACAATCTCTTCTATTCAAGCAAATGATTATTTTATAATCAGAAACTCTAATGTTGGAGTTGGATCTACTTTTGTAGACGGAATATATGAAGTTGCTAGTGAAGAAACTTTTACAAGAGATGTTGTTGGGATATCTACAATGGTCAAGAGATTATTTGTAGATGCAACTAGTGTTCCATCTGGATTTACTGGAATCACAACTTCCGATGGTGGTATTGGTGATTTTAGTTGGGGAAGAATTGATCTCAGTGTAAGATCTGCACTAAAGACTTACACTGCATATACTTCAGGTATAACTACTTCAACAAGGGTCGTTAGATCTAATTTCTTGAAGTCCAAAAATTATACAGCAAACTCCTGATAAATAAAGAAAAACTAGCGTCAAATGGCTGCCATTATAACCGATCAGATTAGGATATTAAACGCCAAGAATTTTGTTGCTGGGGTATCTAACTCTAGCAACTCATATTATTCTTTTGTCGCGTTACCTAATCCCACAGATTATCAAACTGATTGGGATAACAGTCCCCCTGCACCTAAAGATAACTTTGATCAAGAGAATGACTATTGGGATACAATGGTCGCTCTTAAAAAAATTAATACTTCTGATGCAAATCAAGTAGTTTCAAAAAGATCTTGGAGTTCTGGAACTACGTATGACATGTATCGTCACGACTATAGTAGAGTTAACACAGCTAAGATCTCTGGTTCAACGTCATTATATCTTTCAAACTATTTTGTAATGAATAGTGACTTCAGAGTGTATATCTGCTTACAAAATGGAACAGATCCTGATAATCCTTCTGGGAAAGCATCTTTGGATGAACCAGATTTTGTCGATTTAGAACCAAGAAGTGCAGGCACTAGTGGTGATGGTTATATTTGGAAATATCTTTATACTATTAAACCAAGTGAAGTTGTAAAATTTGAATCTACTCAGTATATGCCAGTCCCCAGAGACTGGTCAACTTCAACTGATAATGCAGCAGTAAGAGACAATGCTGTTGATGGAAGCATTAAAATTGTAACTATTACTAATCGTGGTGCTGGCTTAGGGACTGCTAATGTAACTTACACCGGTGTTCCAATTAAGGGAGATGGAACTGGTGCAGAGTGTACTATTGTTATTGATGGTAATCAACAATTAGGTCAAGTTATTGTATCTAACCAAGGATCTGGTTATACTTACGGCAATGTTGATTTGGTCGCTGGCGGAGTTCCAACAGGAACTACTAGACCAACTTTAGATGTAATTATTCCTCCTCAAGGAGGACATGGTGCAGATATATACAGAGAGTTGGGAGCATATAATGTTCTTTTATATTCTAGAATTGAAAACGATAATGAAAATCCAGATTTTATAACTGGAAATCAAATTGCTAGAATTGGAGTCGTTGAAAATCCAGAACAGTTTGGATCATCTTCTATTTTGACATTGGACAAAGCATCTGCAGTTGGTGCCCTTAGATTAGTTGGAACAGGATATAGCACTGCAACTTTTACAGCAGACTCTTACTTTGTCCAAACAGTTGGAACTGGTGTGACTGCTGTAGGTAGAGTTGTTAGTTATGATCAGACCACTGGAGTTTTGAAGTTTTGGCAAGATAGAAGTTTGGCCGGGTTTAATACAGTTGGAACCGCTCAAACTCAACCTCAATATGGATTTGAGTTACAGGAGTTTACATCTACACCTTCAGGAAGTGGTAGTTTAACAATTACACCTTCTTCTGGGTCTAACTTAACTATTGATTCCAACTTTACTGGTATATCTACCATAATAAATAATCGTACATACTATCTTGGTCAGAGTTTTACGAATGGTATTGCCAATCCTGAGGTGAAAAAGCACTCTGGAAATATTATCTACGTTGACAATAGACCATCTATTACCAGATCGTCGAACCAAAAGGAAGACATAAAAGTTATTTTGCAGTTCTAAAAAATTATGCCACAGCAGACGAATCTTAACGTAGCGCCATATTTTGACGATTTTGATCCCGCTAACGATTACCACAAGGTATTATTTAAACCTGGTTATCCTGTTCAGGCAAGGGAATTAACTTCCTTACAATCAATCCTGCAAAATCAGATTGAACGATTTGGGCAACACTTCTTTAAAGAAGGGTCTAAAGTAATTCCTGGAAATACTTCTTATACTAGATTGTATTATGCAATCCAGTTAGAAAATAACTTCCAAGGGGTTCCTGTATCTGCATACGTGGATCAACTAATCGGAACAAAGATAACTGGACTCAGATCTGGTGTAACTGCTGTTGTTGATAGCGTTGTTTTACCAGAAGATGCTGAAAATGGCAATTTGATTCTTTATATTAATTACTTAGGATCTAGTACAACTAATAATTCAACGCAAACTTTCTTTGATGCAGAAACTTTAACCTGCAATGAAATAATAATTTCTGGACTACTTGGAAATACAACCATTCCTGTTGGAGCTCCTTTTGCAAGCACTTTGGTCGCCAACGCTGCTGGCACTGGTTCTGCATTTTCTGTAGATTCTGGTGTTTATTTTGTAAGGGGCAATTTTATCAATGTAAGTAAAGAGACTTTGATCCTAGATCAACTAAGTAATACTTCAACTTATAGAATTGGATTCTTTGTCGAAGAAGAAGTTATTACAGCAGATTTAGATGAGAGTCTTAATGACAACTCTCAAGGTTTTAACAACTTTGCTGCTCCTGGTGCTGATAGACTTAAAATTAGTTTAAGTTTATTTAAAAAACCTTTAGATGATTTTGCTGATGATAATTTTATCTTACTTGCAACGGTAATCGACGGAATTCTTCAAGAAACTTCGACTAGAAAAGGTGATCTTGGCGGAGGTCCTGGTTATCTCGATGTTCGAGATATGATGGCTAGGAGAACTTTTGATGAATCAGGAGATTATTATGTAAGACCATTTGATGTTTCTATAGTAGAAGCTTTAAATGACCAACTTGGAAATAATGGAATATTTAATGCTGGTCAATTTACTCCTGGTGGAGTAACACCAACTGATAATCTTGCACTTTATAAGTTTTCTCCCGGAAAGGCGTTTGTAAAGGGATATGAAATTGAAACTCTTAATACTACTTTTATTGATGTAGATAAACCAAGAACTACAAAAACTTTAAAAAATCAAAACTTTGTTTATAATACAGGTGCGACCTTTAAAGTAAATAGTGTTTACAGGGCACCTACGATTGGAGTCGGAAATACTTATGTTGTAAGTTTGAGAGACCAGAGAGTTGGTGTTAACTCAGAGACTGCTCCTGGAAAAGAAATTGGTCTTGCAAGAGTATATGACTTTACTTTAGAATCTGGAACTTATAGTGCTACTAATGCAAACACAAATCAATGGGATATTTCTCTTTATGATGTACAGACTACAACTGAATTAACTTTAAATCAAGCACATACTTTATCTATTCCTACCTTTGTAAAAGGTAACTCTAGTGGTGCTACTGGGTTTTTAAGACACTCTGTAAACGCAGGGACAGCAGTAACTGTTTATGAAACTAACGGAACCTTCATTAATAATGAAAGACTTTCCTTTAACGGAACTGAGAATGGAAGAATTGCCATTGCTGTAACAGAAAATAAAATTTCAAACATCAAATCTATTTTTGGTTCCTCAAACACTTTAGATTTAGCAGATGGAATTACTGGAGTTAATACTTTTAGTGCCAATATCCTACAAGAAAATAAATTTACAGTAGGTATTGCTACAATTAGTCCTAAATCTGGTGGTGTCAGCACGATTACTAGTTCCAATGCTTTGTTCCCAGGAACAGTTGTTAAGGAAAATGATTTAATCAAATATACTGATACTACCGCAGGATTAACAGAGGATCCTATTATCGCTAGAGTTACTAACGTAGCAACCTCTGGCGTTGCCATTGAAGGTGTTGCTACTGTTTCTGGAATCGCTAGTGGATTTTTACCAGCAACAACTTTAAGTGTCACTGACCTGCAAGTTCTTACATCAGAACTTGCCGACTCATCTGATAATACTTTATTCACTCCTTGCCCCAAACCAAACGTAGCAGGTGTAGATCTTTCCGAAACTATATTTACTATCAAAAAAACATTTAGTGTTGATATTACTAGCAATCAACTTTCTGTTGCTGTATCTGCAGGACCTAATGAGACTTTCCTTCCCTTTGATGATGAAAGATATATTCTTATTAGATCTGATGGAGTAACTGAGCAATTAACTTCAGACAGATTTGAGTTTGCTGGAGATGCCAAATCTTTACAAATTAGAAATCTGGGAACTAACGATACTGGTGCAACTTTAATTGCAACCTTAAGAAAAAGAAGTCCAACATCGAAGGTTAAAATTAAAAATAGAATCAAATCTATTATCGTTGATAAATCAAGACTAGAGGGATCTGGAATTGGAACAACGACACTCAACAACGGTCTAACTCATGGTAATTTTCCTTTTGGAACCAGAGTTGAAGATGAAGTAATTTCTTTGAATTCTCCAGATATCATTTCTATTCAAGGAATCTTTGAATCTGCAGATACGACCACTGCTTCTGCGCCAAAAGTGTCTTTACTTAATATAATCAGTCCATCCACTACAACTGCTGATATATTGATTGGAGAAAAAGTAGTAGGTGAAACAAGTGGTTCTATTGCTCTTGTTGCTGAGATTGTAAACGCATCTACTATTTCTTTCATTTACAAAAATGAATCTGTATTCGTTGAGGGTGAGACTATTACATTTGATGAATCTAATATTACCGCTAGAGTTTCTGTATTAGACACGCCTAGTTTTAATATCTCCTCAAACTACATCTTTAATACAGGACAGGAAGAAACAATTTATTCACATGGAAGCATAAAGAGAAAAGCAAAAAATTCTCCACCTGTGAAGCAACTAAAAGTTTACTTTACATCTGCTTCTTTTGAATCCACTGATAATGGAGATATTATAACCGTTGAATCTTACAAAAATTTCGATTATTCTAAAGACATCAAAACAATCAACAACTTTAGAAACAGTGATATCATTGATTTAAGACCAAGAGTTTCCGAATATACTGTTGCGGAAGATGTAAGGTCTCCTCTTGAGTTTGCTGGAAGAGTATTTAATGGTGCAGGACAATCTGTGCAGAATATATTATCATCCGATGAACAAATAACTGCTGATATCGCGTATTATCAAGGTAGAATTGATAAAGTATTTCTTACTAAAGACGGAAGTTTCCAGGTTGTTTATGGTGTACCTTCTGATGATCCAGTAAATCCAAATCCCATTGATGATGCACTTGAAATTTGCACCGTAGAGTTACCCCCATATTTGTTTAATGTTCAAGACGCAAAACTTGCATTTAATCAATATAAAAGATATCGTATGCAAGATATCAAAAAACTTGAAGATAGAATTAAAAGTCTTGAATTTTATACCACGCTTTCTTTACTAGAAAAAGAAACCGCGAACTTGTTTATCGCTGACTCTGAGGGTTTGAATAGATTTAAGTCTGGTTTCTTTGTTGATAATTTCTCAGGATTTTTAGCACAAGAAGATACTAAAGCTAACATAAACAATTCTATTGATAGAAGCAATAGTGAACTAAGACCAAGGCATTATACTAATGCTGTTGACATGATTCTTGGACCTGTTGTTGGTAGAGATCCAAATGCGGACTCTAGCACAACTCCTATTGAAGGTAATAATGTTAGAATCGGTGATGATGTGTTGACTCTTGATTATGCCGAGGTCTCATACATAACTCAAGCATTCGCAACTAGAACTGAGAGCGTTACTCCTTTCCTGATAAGTTTCTGGAACGGCACCATGGAGTTAACTCCTGCAACTGATAGTTGGGTTGATACAACCCGTTTAGAAGCGAAAATCATTCAGCAAGAAGGTAACTATACACAAGCTTATGATGAGTTAGTTGCTGCAGGAAGACTTGACCCTCAAAATGGATTTGGACCTATTATTTGGGATTCTTGGGAAACCAACTGGGGTGGAATTACTGAAGAAACCACTACAAGGACTAGAAGCACTAATGGTGGTCCTAACACTATTCATCGTCAGGGACCAGGTGGTAGAAGCAGAACAAGAACAGAAAGAAGAACCGTAACTGATTCAGTTGTTGAAGAAACATTTGTAACTAGAACTCAATCAGGTGTTCAATCCAGAAATGGAACACGATCTATTATCACTGAGCAATTTGATACTAGTTCTATTGGTGACAGGGTTGTAAGTAGAGATCTTATTGCAACTATGAGATCTAGAAATATTGAATTTGTTTCTAAGAAAATGAAACCACTTACAAGAATGTATGGTTTCTTTGATGGAGTAGATGTTACCAAGTATTGTGTACCCAAACTCCTTGAAATTTCAATGACCAGTGGAACATTCCAGGTTGGAGAAACTGTGGAGGGTAGGATTGTAAGAACAGGTCTTTCTGATCCTACTAGTGCTGCACCTCGTATTACATTTAGAGCTGCACAAATAAATCATAGAGAGGGTGGATATGACGCCCCCACTAAAACATTCCGCCAAAATCCCTATACAAATCGACCACTTTCTAATAATTATTCATCAACTTCAAATATTTTAAATGTTGATACGCTTTCTCTATCAGAGCAAGCACAAGGAGAGTTCTTTGGATATGTTCAAACTGGAATGGTATTTGTAGGAAAAACTAGTGGAGCACAAGCAACTCTAACTGATGTAAGACTTATCTCAGACCTTTCCGCAACTATTATCGGAAGTCTCTTTATTCCTGATCCTAATAATGTCAACTTCCCCAAATTTGAAACAGGAACTAAAGCATTTACGTTGCTGAATGATCCTGATAATAATCAAGATGCTGCAACCACTATCGCTGAAGAGAATTTCACATCTTCAGGAACTTTAGAAACAATTCAAGAAAATATTCTTTCTGTTAGAAATGCCAGAATTGAACAAAAGAGAGAGTTCCAAGAAAGAAACGTGGAACAATCTCTTGGAACTGAACTTGTTAGGTCCAATACCACTACACGAGAAAGGACTCAAACGATTGTTACTTGGTATGATCCACTTGCACAATCCTTCTTAGTAGAAGATGAAACTGGAGTGTTTATAACAAGTTGCGACGTGTTCTTTAGAACAGTTGATGACATGGACATTCCTGTGGTCTTCCAAATAAGATCTATGGTAAATGGTGTTCCAAGTACCAAAGTCTTACCTGGTTCTGAAATTGTCTTAGATCCATCTGATATTTCAATTTCTTCGGATGGGTCGATAGCTACAAATGTTCAATTTAAAGCGCCTGTCTATGTTGAAGGGGGCACCGAATATGCAATATGCTTAGCATCTAACTCTACTAAGTATTCAGTTTATATCTCTAGAATCGGTGAGAACGATCTATTATCAGATACATTTATTTCTAATCAACCTTATCTTGGATCATTGTTCAAGTCTCAGAACAACACAACATGGGAACCAAGTCAATGGGAAGATCTTAAGTTTACTCTTTACAGAGCAGACTTTGTTGGAAGTGGAAGTGTCGAGTTCTATAGTCCAGAACTTACACAAGGAAATGCTCAGGTTGCTAAGTTACTTCCTGATCCTATTTCTATCTCAGCTAAGAAAATTAGAGTTGGTCTTGGAACCACCGTTGCAGACGCAGGGTACGAAATAGGTAATACATTCTTCCAAAATGGAACTAATGCTACGGGTGATTTAGTTGGTACTGCTGGATCAGCAACAGGACAGATGGGAGTATCTAACGCTGGTCTAGGATATATTCCTGACAGTGGTTCTCAAACATACGCTGGTGTCAATCTGGTTACCCTGACCGGAAGTGGTAGAGGTGCAACTGCAGAAATCAGTATTCTAAATGGAAGTGTTGTTTCTAATGGAGCAACTATTACTTCAGGTGGATCTGGATATCAAATTGGCGACGTTCTTGGAATCACTACTTTGGGTAGCAATTCGGTCGGTAGAGACGCTAAACTTACGGTGACTGGAATTGGTGTTACCAATGAACTTATTCTTGATAATGTTCAAGGTAACTTTGTTGTTGGTGGTGGCAACTCAATGAGATACTTTAATAGTGTGGGAGTTGCTCAAACATTAAATAATGATCTTCCAGCTGCTCCGGGTGGAGATGTTCAGATTGCATCTATCATTACTATTAATGATGGTTTGCATATGAACGTTGAGCATACAAACCATGGAGGTTATTTCACTGAGAACAATGTCAAACTTTCTGGCATTAAACCTGATATTAAACCAACCACACTTACAGCAGCATATCAATCAGATTCTACAGATGGAATAACTGTTGGACTTGGAGCAACATTCACCTCCTTTGAGGGTGTTGGAGTTGGAACTACTAATGTTGGTTTAATCTTGATCGAAGATGAAATTATTCAGTACACCAATGTATCTGGTAACACAATCGGTGGAAACATTGTTAGAGGACCTAATCCCAAATCATATCCAATAGGAACTCCTGTATTTAAGTATGAACTGGGTGGAATAAGTCTTGATCGCATTAATACGACTCATTCATTGAGTAATGTCACTGAAGCAGATCCATTTACATTTGATTCATATAAAGTTAAAATTGATGTAAGTGCCAATACTGGAAATGCTAGAAATACTGATGTTGGATTCCCTCAACTTCAATTCAATCGTAGTAAAACTATTGGTGGTGCTAATGTAAGAGCAACTCAAAATATGCCTTTTGAACTAATCACTCCAAATGTTCATAATCTGACAGTTCCTGGAACAACAATAACTGGTGAAATCAGAACAACAACTGCTAAGAGTTTCAGTGGAACTGAAGTCCCATTCCAAAATGCCGGATTTAGTGATCTTGTAATTAATCAGAAAAACTACTTTGATACTCCAAGAATGATAGCATCTAAAGTTAATGAAGATGCTTACCTAACAACAGTACCAGGTTCTAAATCAATGAATATGAGACTGTTCTTAAATAGTTTGGACTCAAGAGTTTCTCCAGTCATTGATACTCAAAGAGTAAATGCTGTTCTTACATCTAATAGAATTAATGATGTGATTACTGATTATGCAACTGATCCTAGAGTTGATAGCATTGAAGAAGATCCCACAGCATTCCAATATATTTCTAAAGAGATTGTACTAGAGAATTCTGCATCCTCTCTGAAGATTATCCTTGCTGCCCACGTTAATATTGATGCGGATATTAGAGCGTTCTATTCAGTTGGAAAAACTCCTGGAACAGAACCAACATTCTCACCTTTCCCAGGTTTCTCCAATCTTAATATCAGAGGTGAGGTAATTGCTCCTGAGAATAATAATGGTCAACCAGACTCATTTGTAGTAAAATCTAGTAGTCTGGTGCATAGTGCTGATTTGGCAGATTATAGAG